GCTCGCTCCGCACGCAGAAGACCTCGCTCCTGGCCGGCGACATCACCTACCAGGACGTGCGCGAGGGCATGGCCGGCCTGCGGTCGATTCACGACGTCAGCCTCCGCATCGACCACCTGGGGGTCGACATCGGAGAAGTGCAGTACCGGATTCAGCGTGCGTTTTACGAGGATCTCTTTCTCATGCTCGCGCGGTCAGACGCGCAACGTGGCTCGACGCCCGTCACGGCCCGAGAGGTCGAAGAGCGGCACGAAGAGAAGCTCATCGCCCTGGGTCCGGTACTGGAACGCACCAACGACGAGCTCTTGGACCCGCTCGTCGACCGCGTGTATCGGATGATGGAAACCGCGGGCCTGATCCCCGAGCCACCCGAGGAACTGACCGGCGTCAATATCCGCCCGGAGTACATCTCGATCCTGGCGCAGGCGCAGAAGCTCGTCGGCGTGGTCGGGCAAGACCGGTTCATGCAATCGGTCCTGTCGCTCGCCGAGGTCTTCCCGGGCGTGCGGCACAAGATCGACACCAACGAAACCGTCGACGCTTATGCCGAGCTCTACGGCGTCAACCCGAAGCTGATCCGGTCCAACGAAGACGCCGACGCGCTCGCGCAGGCCGAGTCCGAGGCGGCGCAGGCGCAGGCGCAGGCCGAGGCGGCAAAGAACATGGCCGGCGCGGTCCAGGCCGCCGGCAACACGCCGATGGGTGGGGACACGGCCCTGAGTCGCGTGATCGAGGGAGCGGGTGAGCAGGTATGAGGCCCAACGCCTCGGACCCGAAGCAGATTGCGCGCGCCGCCCGCAAGGAGCGCGACCGCCGGGCGCTCGAGGTCGCCGACATGCGCGCGGTGCTCGAGACGCCGGCCGGCCGTCGCACCCTCTGGCGCCTACTCTCGCATTGCAGCGTGTTCGAGTCCATCTTCTCGGCGAGCTCGCTGATCTACGCGAACGCCGGCCGCCAGGACGTCGGACATTTTGTCATGGCCGAGATCGAGGCGTCCGACCCCGAGGCGATCTTCACGATGATGCGTGAACACCGCACCCGGCAGGAGCGCGAGGCGCTCGAGGCCGAGGCGTCGCAAACCCCAACCGCACAGGAGCCTGTATGACGAAGATTGCAGCCGCCGGCCAGGGTGACACCGTCACCGGCGCGCCTACGACGACCACCACGACGCCCGCACCAGGGACACCAGCCGCCGGCGAGGCCGGCGCGACTGGCACGCCCGCTGCGGCCGCCGCTGGCACGCCCGCCACGACGACCCCGGTCCCGGCTCCGGCCGCGCCCGCCAAGTACGAGCTGACCGTGCCCGAGAATAGCCTGCTCGAGCCCTCCGACCTCGCCGCCATCGAGGCGATCGCGCGCGAAGCACAGATGCCCAACGACGAGGCGCAAGCCTTGGTCGAACGGCAGCACGTCTTCCAGGTCGAGCAGAGCCAGAAGTTCGCGTCCATCCTGAAAGCCGACAAGGACTACGGCGGCGACCAGCTCGCGCAGACGCAAGCCCGCGCGCGTCAGGCGATCGACCGTGTTCGCCCGGAAGGGCATCCACGACGCGCCGCGTTCATGCGGATCTTGGACAAGACCGGCTACGGCAACCACGTCGAGATCGCGAGCTACTTCGCCGACCTCGGCAAATTAATGGGCGAAGACACGACCTTCGGCGGCACCACGTCGGCGGGCGAAAAGTCCGTCGAGTCGCGCCTCTACAAGGACGCCTGAGTCCAATCCTTCTCAAGGAGTGTTCACCATGTTCCGTTTCGTTTCCCTCGTTCTCATGCTCGTCCTGGCGGGCTTCGCCAGTGACCTCGGCGCCGCCAGCTTCGCGAGCGCCACGCACGACCCTGGCTCCGTCTGGACCTGGGTGCAGTACAGCTTTCAGTTCGCCGCCATCGGTGCGGTGCTGAGCACGTCGGCGCTCACCATCGGCGATTGGGCGAAAAGGCTTGACCCGGACGGGAAGACGCCCGTCATCGCCGAGCTCTTGTCTCAGACCAACGAGATCCTGACCGACATGAAGTTCATCGAAGGCAACCTGCCGACCGGTCACCGCACCACGGTGCGAACGGGTCTGCCGGCCGTCGCCTGGCGTTTGCTGAACGCCGGCGTCACGCCCTCGAAGAGCACCACCGCGCAGATTGACGAGCAGGCCGGGATGCTCGAGGCGTGGTCGGAAGTCGACAAGGATCTGGCGCTGCTGAACGGCAACCTCAGCTCGTTCCGGCTCTCCGAGGCGATGGCGTTCATCGAAGCCATGAACCAGGAGTTCTCGCAGACCGTGTTCTACGGCAACGGCGGCCTCGCGCCCGAAGAGTTCACCGGCTTCTCGCCGCGCTACTCGAGCCTCAGCGCCGCGAACGGCCGCAACATCCTGAACGGCGGCGGCGCCGGCTCGGATAACTCAAGCGTGTGGCTCATCGTGTGGGGTCCAAACACCTGCATGGGCATCTTCCCCAAGGGCAGCAAGGCCGGGCTCATCCACGACGACTACGGCGAGGTCACGGTCGAAGTCACCGCGGGCGTCGCCGGGCAGCGTATGCGCGCGTTCCAGGAGCGGTGGCAGTGGAAGGCCGGCATCGCGCTGAAGGATTGGCGCTACGCCGTGCGGATTGCCAACATCGACGTCAGCAACCTCATCGCCAAAACCTCGGCGGCGGATCTGACCGAGCTGATGATCAAGGCGATTCACCGCATCCCGACCATGTCGATGGGCCGGCCGGTGTTCTACATGAACCGCTCGCTCTACCAGATGCTCGACATCCAGCGCCGCGACGATGTCACGTCGGGCGGCGGGCTCCGCGTGGAGAACGTCGACGGTGTGGCCCGCAACACGTTCCGCGGCATCCCGATCGCCAAGTGCGACGCGCTGCTCGAGACGGAGGCGACCGTCGCCTAACGGCGCCGGCATCAATCAGGTTTGTGGCCGCCCCAGTGGGCGGTCACCGTTTCTTTCAGCAGAAGGAGTACCGCATGTTCATCGACAAGTTTCTGAAAGTCTGCACGGCCCAGGCGTTCACCGCCCTGGCCGTCTCGACCGACTCGATCGACTTGGGCAACGTCACGCCCAAGCGCCAGATCGGCACCGGCGAGCCGATGGGGTGGGGCGTCTCCGTTGACGTCGCCGCCTCGGCCACGACCGTCCTGATCGAGTCCATCTCGGCCACCGACGCCGCGCTGACCGCGGGCATCCTCGTCCACGGCACCATCACCAAGCCGGCGGCCGAGTTCGCCGCGGGAGCCTTGCACTTCGTTCCGCTGCACCAGGGCACCCCGACGCAGCGGTTCATCGGCATCCGGGTGACCCCGGCCGGCGGCGCGGCCACCGTCACGTTGTCGGCTTCGTTGACGACGCACAGCCTGTTCTCGCTGTTGCCAGTGCATCACGCGAGCGGGTTCACGATCAGCTAGTTCGCAGATTCCCGGATGTTCCGCCCCCTACGGGTTGTTCATCCGGGTGTGGGTCGGGAGAGACTGGACCCTCTCCCGACCCCCTAATCGTTCCAAACGTGCCAACAACTGGAGTTCTTACATGCCACAGCTTCCGCGCGTCATACCCTATCCGCACATTCCCCGGTTCGCCGTCGAGCCGCCCACCGTCCTGACGGGCGATGGCGCGATCGATATCTCGTTCGACAGCACGACCCTACTGACCAAGGGCTCCGCCGCCGCCGTGAGCGTGGCGGCACCTGGCGCGGCCAACGTCGGCCGCGTGATCAAGGTGCTCGGCGGGTCCGACTTCGCGCACGTCGTTACCTTTACGGGTTCGACGCTCCGCGACGGCACGACCGGCGCCTCCATCACCTGGACCTCGGCCGCGTTTCAGGGCTCGAGCCTGACGGCGGTCGCCATCAGCGCGACCGGTTGGAACGTCGTGGCGAACAACCTGGGCGTCATCGCGTAGCCTTTCTCGCCTCGGGTGTTATGAGCCCGAGCGAGCCCGGCCCGGCCGAGGTTCCGGTCGGGCCGGGGTTTTGTTTCAGTCAGGAGTCAAGACATGGTCAGGAATACGGACTACGAGGCGGTCGCAGCGTCACAGACCGATCAGATTCTCGGCCCGGTCGGTCGCACCGGCGACGTGCTCGAGCGCCTGATCGTCACGGTCAACACGTTGGGCGCCGGCGGCGCCTGCAGCATCAAGGACGGCGACGGGTCGGCCATTCCGATCACGTCGGCGACGACCCCGGCCGGCGTCTACACGGTCCTGCTCGGCGCTTTGGCGAACCGGCCGACGACGCCCGGCTGGAAGGTCACGACCGGCGCCAACGTCACGGCTCTCGCGGTGGGCCGCTTTACCTAACACCGCATCAGAGGACAGCATGGCAAAGAAAGTACACGCAGCGGAACCCTCAAGCACCAGCTCGGGTTCAGTGCGTCGAGTGCGCGCGACGATGCTCGGGTATTACAACCACATTCGCCGGCGCGAGGGCGACGTCTTCACGCTCGAGCACGCGGTTGACTTCTCGCCCCGGTGGATGGCGCGGGTCGACGCCGCGGTCCCGGAGAAGGTCACGACGGGCGCGCAAGAGCTGCGACGCCTCCACGACGAAGAGCTGGCCGGGCGTGCGCCTGCGACCAGTCGCGACGCTGATCCGCTCAACTAGCGCGCCCTGAACCTTGTTGGTGTAAAGGTAGACCTCGATGGCGAAAACACAGTACCTCCAGTACGAGATCAACCTCACCAACAAGGCCACCGTCGCGACACAGCAGGCCGCCTTCCCGGCTGGCATCCTGCTCGCGCCCGACACGGCGGCGGTGGTCTACTCGGCGCCCGTCCAGGAATACACGACACCCTTCTCGGCGCCCAGTGTGCGATCGCCGTGGTTCTGGTCCGGGTTCACCGCCAACCGCCCGCGAAACGTCAACAGCTTCACGCGCAAGAGTGGCGGCTGGTTCGGCCTGCCGTTCCTCTTCCCCACCACCACGACGTTCTACTGGCTCGGGCAGTTCGTGTACGCGGCGCCGCTGGCGCCCGAGGTCAACGGCGTACCCGCGGAAACGGTCAACCTCACGCAGACCAGTTGGGCGCAGGGCTTCGAGTTCGCGACCACCGGAGAAGACCTCGACCTGATCGCGCTCGTCGGTCGGGACGCCTCCCGCCATGTCGACGGCTTCGGCCTGGCGCTGCGCGGCCAGGGCGCGTCGTCAACGTCTGAGATCGCCGTCATCGACCACGGCGCCGCCGCCCGGCGGGCCACCTGGGAGCGGTTCTACATTCGCGTACGGAAGACCGGCACGATCGGCGTCCCGGTGTGGCGCTGCAACGCCAACGGTTCGATCCTCTGCGGCATCTCCATGACGCTGAACGGCGTCGGGCAGTTGAACTGCCGCGCCAGTGACGCGGCGGGCACCCTGAGCGACATCGCGTCGACGGTGGCGCTCACGGTCGGCGAGTGGTATAAGGTCGACCTCGTCTTCTCCTACGCCACCGCGGGCGGCGGCGTAGGCGCCTCGTTCAAGCTCTACCTCAACGGCGCCCTCGAGCTCGACATCCCGACGTTCGCGACCAACATCGGCTTGGGCCTGAATAACACCCACGCCTCGAGCAAGCTCGGGCCCGATGCGACCGTGGGCTACGACGTCGAATGTGACCTCGACGATTGGACGGGTAAGCCCTGGCCGAATGTCGACAGCGGGAGCCGCTTCGTGGGCTTAGATTGGGTCAACGGCACGCGCATTGTCGCCATCAAGCCCAAAGCGTTCGGTACGGCGAACAACTACCCCGGCGACTTCCGCACCGCCGGCCAGGGGGTCGGCAA